AGTGCATAGTTATATGCATCACCAGCATTGTGCTGTCCGTCTAAATCTTGTGTAATAGGAGATATAGTCGTGTTGATAATATCTGTTAGTGAAGCAACTGTAGCTGAAAGGGCTGCATTGGTATCAATAATTGCCTGCTCGTTATCAGCAATATCATTAGCATTACCAGTGATACTTGTAGCATTATCAAGAGCATCAAAGAGAGCCTGCATAGCAATAGTACTATTAGTAATAATACCAGTAGCCATATTGACAAACTCAACATCAAGGTTCATCCACTCTACATCTAGTTTACCATCTGGACCAGTGACAGGAATAACACTAGGGTTACCAGTAGGTGTTGTCTGCATATCAACACCAGCAATAGCTGCGGCTTCATTTCTGAATTGCTCAGTCTCATCTCTCCATCCACCTACTTCACCGTGTTTAACAACTACATCAGCGTGCTTAGTAACTACATCAGAATGCTTAGCTGTTACATCTACGTGCTTATTCGTAATATCTACGTGGTTTACACCGATAGCCTGGTTTAATACCTCAGTACCAAGAGCACTTACGTGAGCTGCTTCTGACCAAGAGTGTGAGTTAATAACACTAGACTTAGTATTAGGGTCACCATCATAAGCCTTAGCAAGGTCTTGAGATATGAGATTCATATGCTCGTTGTCAATGCTATCTGCTACTGTGTTTACGCTAGCAATGTCTGTGCCAACTTTGTTTACATTGGCAATGTCTGTACCTACAGTATTAACATTATCAATGCTTCCTGCTACTACTTCAATCTCTGAGGTAGTCTCGTTTAAATCATTAGCTACTGTGTCAATCTCACTGATAGTCTCATTTAAATCATTAGCTACTGTTTCTACTTCACTAATAGTTTCGTTAAGGTCATCAGCAACTTTAATTACTTTAGCAATATCAGCTGATACTGTGTTTACTGAGTCAATATTCTGACCTACAATATTTACATTATCAATATCTGTGGCTACTGTAGTAATAAACGAGTCAAAATAAGAACCATACGTTGACATATCGTTCAACATAGGGGCTAGGATATTGCTACGAATCCAAGTAGAATCCTCTAGTCCTACTATAAATCTAAGAACATCTATAGAATCAGAAATATTAATATCACCATCATTATCAATATCACCACGCTGATAACCATCAACAGTAGATGTAATTAGGTCGTATAAAACTTGGTCTACAGGTGCTGTCTCGACAATAATAGCCGACATCTCCTCGCTAACAGCCGTTAATGCTGCATCAATACCTCTTTCAAGGTCATCACCTACTGTATCTACATTACCAATACTTGTATGTACTCTATCTAGCTCATCAATACTTGTATGTACTCTATCAAGATTATCAGCACTCTGCTTTAATCTATCAATATTACTAGCTGTAGCACCAGTATTTAATCTATCTAGTGCAGCTGAAGTAGTCGCATCACCTAGAGCATCAATAGCATCATAGTGAGGGGACATTAAATCTTCACGGTCTCTAACGATTTCCATTGAAGCTTCAGCACTCTCAGCAGCTGTATTAGCTGACTGTGCATAAATCTTAGCATTAGATACGAAGGATTCTGTATTAGGGTCACCATCAGAAGCCTTAGCTAAATCATCACCAATAAGATTCATATGGTGGTTTTGGATTGCATCACCTACACGGTCAACGTGGTCAATACTACCAGCTACTATCTCAATCTCTGAGTCTGCAATGCCATTAACTTTCTCGTTTAAGTCATCTGCTACTGTCTCAATTTCTGATACTTGCTCAGTTAAATCAGCAGCTACTGTCTGTACATCTGCGATATTATCTGATACTGTAATTACCTTATCTATATTGGTACTTACGGTTTCAATATGTGAAGGCTGTCCTATTGAGATAGGCATTCTTAAATCATTACCTACAGTGCTAATATCACTAGCAGAGCCTAGATTTAGGTCATCTGCTACCGTATCTACGTTATCAATACTATCTTCTATTCTATTAATATCTTGAATATTATCGGCAACAATACCAGCATCTGTAGGAGAGGTAATTACACCCTCATCCTCTGTATGTGTTACTACAATAACAGAAACACCATTAGCAGGGGCTGTATCGAATACAATAGCGTTATTAATGACAGTATAGTCATCTAAATTAACAGGTGTGCCTGAACCATTCAGGAATACTCCTATGTAGTGGGAGGAGTTTGGGACACCGCCTGACTGGAAGATATAGGTGCTTCCATCACCAGTATAACTTTTACTTGTACTCATCGGTACTCCTTAAATTGTCCTTGATTTAGAGTTGAATCTACCTGTTAGGTTAATAGAATCAATGCAGAAACCATCATTTGTTTTAGATTTAATCTTAATAGATGTTTTCTTTGTATCTCCTAACACGATAGTTGTGTTGTCTGTAGCTGTTTGTACGTTATTACCTACGGTAACTTCAATATCCTGACTACTTCCTTCTCGTTCCTGAAGGGTAATCTTCCTAATCTGTAAACGTCCTTGTTTATCATCTACTCTATTGCCTCCTCCTGTTTGGAAGCCCCACTCGTTTAAGATTACATATGATGAATACTCACCCGTAGAATCAATATAACTAGTAGTAGTGAAGTCGCCAGACTCTAGGCTAATCTTACCTAGTTTCCTATCTGGTCCTTCATCATACATAACAAGTAAATCATCACTTACTACTTTAATACCAAAGATAGATGCACTAGGGATTTCCCATCTATGCCAAGCTGATTGTGATTTCTCATCACCTTCCCAGGTTTGGTTATAGATATAAATCTCATTAGTATCTTCAGCTAGTAAGAACACCATATCATACTTAGTGCTTGTTTCCAGCATACTGATATGATGGTCAATATAAGTAGGAACGTGACTAGTAATATCTGTAGCATCATTGCCTGTAGAACCAGGGATGTTAAAGTATTCTCTTACCTGTGTGTAGCCGCCTCTATTAATAGAGAAATATAGATTAGGTCCAATAGCTTTAGGGGCTATTTTAGGATTAATCGTATAGGTAGTTGTTTGTGCTAAGTTAGCAGTAGAAGGAGTTAGAGCTTTATCACCACCCATAATATACTGAGCGTGTGTACCAAATACTACTAGGTTCTCATTAAAAGGAACAGCATATTTTAGATTAGCTACTGAGTTAGTATCTACTGCTACATCAATAGGGTCGGTATCTAGTAAGTCTGTTACTGTTGTTCTGAAGAAGTTTTCATAGATACCTGTCTCAGACATAATAATATTATCACCCGAGATAAAACCAAGTCTATTACGGTAGAAGAATACATCTTCTATAGTCCTTGCGTGATAATTACCAGCATCATCTGTAAAACTTACGAAACTAGGCATAGAGTTAGATAAATCATCACCCTTGTCTCTATCGTAGTAATCAAACTCTTTAAAGGTAAAGTGACCCATAGAGGTACGTTCTAAGATGTGAGGCATAGTTGAGTTTAGAAAACCCTTTGAAATACCAGGAGCAACTGTCTCTATCCAAGCTTCGCCTTGGTTCTTAATCCAAGCCCAGAAACCCTCAAACTTATTCTTCTCATCACCTGTTACATTAACAAGTGTTTGTAAACCGTAATAACTACCCATTGTATTAGGTAAGTCCTGTAGCTTCTTAAGCACACCTTGCCAACCTTCTGATGCTTGATTACCCCAAGAGTCGCTTGTGTTCCAAGTTCCTGATGTATTCTTATAAATAATAGAACCTGAAGAACTAGCACCAATCTGACCTGCTAGAGTAGAAGCAATTAAATCTGATTTAGCTCCATTCTCTGTGTCTTTGTTACTGTTGGTAGTACCATTAATTGTATAGGAGTAAGTATTCTTAGTCCCATTATCTGTACCGCCATAAGAGATATAAGTCCTCTTAACCCAGTAGTAGGCGTGACTTCTATGGATATCTGTATTAGTAGTGCCGTGAGTATACGCACTACTCTCTGCTACTGTTTTAGTTTTATTAACAATGAATGTAGTATCACCTACTGTTACTGCTGAGAAACTATCACTTGCTTTAACTCCTGCAGGAATAGACAGATAGTTATTATTGCCACTTTCTTGCAACACTCCGTTCATATCATACGCCTTCCAAGCACCATCAGTGATTGTAATGATATAAGCTTCAGTACCGTCTCCTCTCTCATATGTATGAATGAAAGGGTAGTCGGCTATTGTATTATCTTTAGCCGTTTCAACAAGAGGATTTCTCCTTCTAGTTCCTTCTGTAAATGAAAGCCTACAGTTAAGCATCTCATCTACTGTAGTGTCGTGACGAAGTTCTGGAGCTTGTTGACTAACACCGTTAACCAGTGAGGGTATGGTTTGATTAACCTCCATAATCTACTCCTTATAATGCTGTAGGGTTCTGACTCCTTCTCATAGGTCTAACTACATATGTATCATCAAATATAGAGTAATCGCCTGATTGAAGTTCTTCGTGTAATAGAGCAGTCTTAGCTGCCTCTTCTTCTTCTTTAAGAATAGCGTACATATTATCTACACCTACTACTCTTGTGTATAATTTAGTTTTAGCAGTAGCAACTACTAAAGATTGTACGATGGGATGTAGCTCATCGAATGGTATATTCCATAGAATGTCTACACTAATAGCATCAGTAAAGGTATTATCCTTTTGAGTTGTTTTGTCATATAATTTACCATCTCTTACAATGTAATCAGATGAAGACTGTGAAGCATCTACAGCTATAGCTAGTGAAGGTATCTCAATCACGCCTGTATTATCAGGCATTAAAGGGTAATCTTCATCTGTATTAAATTGATAACCGTGTGATAGTACTTCAGTTAGAGCTTCATCTAATGTAACGTCCGCTAATTCTGCCTCAAAGTGTCCTGTAATAGAGTCACCTGCTCCTAAGGGACGCTCGCCAATAGTCATTAGACATATATTAATAGCATCATTTAATTTGTTCATTTATTGCTCCTAAATAGAATAAACAGCCCCCGAAGGGACTGCTTAAGATTATCTAACTAGTTATTACTAAGCTGTCGCTGAGTCTTTACCAGTTAAACGTAGTGAACAACCAGCGTTAAGAACGCCTTCGCCCATTGCATAAGAAGAAACCATCAACGTACCTAATTTCTCAGGAATGTAGTTAGCTTCAGACTTAATGTCTAGTAGTTTAACAACACCTACTGCGTGTGGAGTAAAGATATAACCCCAAGAACCATCTGGTAAGTTGTTAGAAGTGATGATTGGGATACCAGCAATCTTGAATACATTACCTGTATCAACACCACCATTACCATTAGTCCAATCACGGTTAACCGCTTTATCAGACTGTACTAGGTTGTAGTAAGCAACAGGGTCTAATACACAAACCTTATCGCCTGCAATATCCTTACTATCCATTGTTGCTGCAGCTGTGAAGATTGCTTCTACAATCTCGTTAGGAGTAGCTGTATTACCTAAGTCTAGGTCAGCATTCACTGCTGGTTGACCAATCTTAGGAGTAGCTGTAGCACAAGCATCAAGCTGTGCAATAACTGCCTGGTCTACTTTCTTAGCTAGAACGTTACCAATCTCTGTTGAGTACTGACCACGTACTTCATAGTGAGACATTGCCTCTTCATAATCGTCTACAAATACTGAAGCGTATTTACGAGCATCGATTGTAATAACCTGCTCGTTAGAACCGATTGATGAAGGAGTTACATCATCACCTGGAGTGTGAGGTTTAACCGCATCATTTGTACCTTGGTTATCAACATCGGTAAGAGCACCAATTACTGGGAACTGTGCAGATTTACCTGAGTTAATTGTACGTGTATTTACTAGAGGTAAGAACACGTTTTTAGAAGCGAATGAAGTTAATACCTCACCCGAGAAGATTTTAAGTGCTAGGTCTTTGTTACCTGCTGCACCACCGAAGTCAAAGTTCGGATTTGAAGTTGTATAAGCCATTTGTTATATCCTATATATAAATTAAAGTTAAATTTTT